AAAAGTTCCCACCCATCTCTGCAAGATTTCAACATTCCGTCAAAACTTAAACCGAAATTTTCTTGTTGCCCTTAACAACCAAAACAAGTTAAAATCAAGTAAGAACGAAAGGAGCGACAACAACAACAACCAAATGAACGACATTGTTTTGAGAGACGAACTTCCAATTATCATACAGTCCTACTTGCGTGGATACACGCCGCAGGAAATTGCAGACCTAACGGGCAAAGCAACCGCGCTGGTTCGTCGAGTCATAACAAGCTCGGAAGGTCAAGAGCTTATCAACATCTACAAGCAAGAAATTGGTGACGCGTTTGAAAACCTCGCGCAGACGGCCTTGCAAGCCCTACGTGATGGTCTGCAAAATCCTGACCCGCGCATCAAGCTCGCGGCTGCGCAGCTTTGGCTCAAGCATTTCAAGCCAGAAACTATCAACGTCAACCTCACGGCTGAAGACATCCTGCAGCAGCTCAAACAACAGGCAGAGCAACTATGACAACAAGTTGGATATCCACAGCTATTGAAAGTTTGTTTAACATATACGACAAAAATACGAATCTTGTGCCTTTCAAACTGAACTCAACACAGCGTTACCTTGACCAACACATTATCAAGCCCGGCCTGAAAAATCCTCGCAACCGCAAGCACTGCATCCTCAAGTTCAGGCAGGGAGGTTGTAGTTCTTTTATTTTGGCGTGGTTTGCAGCTGAGTGTATGACCAGGCACACGATGGCGGTTGTCATCTCCCACAGAGAGGATGCAACGCAGCGCTTGCTTCGCAGGGTCCAAATGTTTTTGAAAAACCTTAAGGTCCAAGCAAAAACCTCGCGAAGCAACGAACAAGAAATTGCATTCCCGAAAACGGATTCTTTGTTCTACATAGGCACAGCAGGTAGCAAAGGCTTCGGGCGTGGCGATTACATCACGCACCTACATATGTCCGAGGTCGCGTTCTGGCCTGACCCGAAACAAATTCGTGCGGGCCTCTTGCAAGCTTGCACGCCTGACGCCTGGGTCATCGAAGAAACAACTTCGTCGGGTTACGGCACTTGGTTCCATCAACATTACAAGCGTCTTGTGGAAGGGCAAACAGACATACAACCGCATTTTCTACCTTGGAACATCCAAGGAGAATATCGCCTGCCAGCTCCCGAACCTTTTGTGCCCACTGCTGAAGAACAACAGCTCATGCAGCAACACAACCTTACCCTCGAACAAGTCGCTTGGCGCCGGTATGCTATCGAAAACTTGTGCGACGGAGACCTCGAAATCTTCAAGCGTGAGTATCCTCTAACTGTGGAGGATTGTTTCTTGTATTCGGGTAACAAAGTATTTCCGATACAACTAAAATTTACATCCGAACTGCAACTCAAAAGCAAATCACCTTGGCTTGAAGTTCACCCCGACCATCCGCAACCAAACGCAACATACATCTTTGGTGTGGATTGTGCGGGAGGCACAGGACTTGACCATTCTGCAATTGTGGGTCTGTGCGCAGACACATTCGAGGTTGTGCTCGTGTATGATGACCCGTTTGTGCCGCCAAGCAGATTCGCAGAACACATTTACGAGCTTGGCATGCAATACAACCAGGCTTGGCTCGTCATCGAACGTAACGCGCATGGCGCAGCAGTTAATAGCTTCGTCAGGCAAGCAGGATATCCAACAACTAAAATGTATAAACACAGCCAGCCTACCAGATACACAGTCAACATCGAGCAGTTGCTCGGATTCAAAACCACAAAAAGTTCCAAGCCCTACGCAGTCAACCTTGCGAAAAAGTTGCTCGAGGAAGGTCTTGAGGTCAGGTCTGCCCTGCTTGCACAGCAGCTTGTGGAATTTGAAGAAACAGCTGACAACAAACTTGAAGGTGTAGGCGAGCACGACGACCTCGCAATGGCGTTCATCCTCGCGTGCGTTGGTTTATCAAAGATAGGAAGGCAGGTAGGTGCGTTTGTTGAGGAGGATGACCAACCCGTGAAGTTGCATTGTCCTGCAAACGCTATTCCCGTGGATGATATATTTCAGCCTGGAAGGGAGGCTCTTGGATGGTAGTGCAAGCTCTGTGGTTTCGGGGGATTCCACATCTTGTGACGGCACCCGGGAGCCACCTTCGGGCGAATTTGAGCAAAAGGTTGCACAAATGAGACTGTGCCGGTTCAAACAAAAATCCCCCAACCTACGGTTATGCACCCAAGGTTCCAATTTTTGTTTACCCGGCCGGAGGCCCCTAATTTGCCCAGACACACAACAACGAGGTTGTTAAGATGAATCCAAGACTTTTAATCTTAGGCTCAATCTTGGGCGGGCTCGCAGGTTCAGCTCTCACACCTGACACAAGTGAAGCAGTTCCTCTCAAACAAGCTCTTAATCTCTTACGCACCAAATTTCCCGAGGTTGCACCAGAAGCTTGGCAGCGAGCAGTTACCGAGGTCAATCCCGAAGCTGTCAAAAGACTTTCGGTTTTGACAACCGAGCCTTCCGAGTTTTTGCCGGGGTGGAAACCCAAGCCCACCGTTCATGGCTCTACTTGGCATATACCCGGAATTGAACATGTTGAAAAAGGCGAGACCGCAGGCACGCCAAGTATGTTGACCGGCATATGGTTACGCCATCCTTGGACATACGAGGAAGCTTCTCCTTTGTATGCATTCCTTCACGAGCTCGGTCATGCGGGCGAATACCAACGGGACGAACCTTTAGTATCAGCACTTACACTACGCAAAATAACTGAGCCGACGGCTCTTCTTGAACAAATTGGGCAGCTTCCAAACATGCCGTTGTCTCGCTTGGCCTGGTTTCATAGTGCCATAGATGACCCGTGGAAGTCTCTTGAACTCGTCCGTGAGATGTCTGCTGACGTCCTCGGTAGTCTTGGAACTCAGAAAGTCCTTGCAGGACCTCTTGAAGCTAAGACGCCTTTGCTCGAGCTCGTCAAAAAATATTATCCATCGTTACTTGCAGGCGTGGGTGCTCCGCTTGGTCTTGCGTCTCTTACAGGCTTGGTTGAACCACAGGAGGCAGAAGCTTTTCCTACTTCCGAGCTAACAAGATTCGTTGAACAAGCTCTTCAAGGCGGGCGCAAGATAATTCGTCCGCTTCCACCAGGAACAAATGCAGGTAGTGTAAGAGACGAAATTCTTAAAGAAGCAGCAAGGCGTGGAACGTTTGCAGAGGCTGACATTCACTACGGGCGCGAAGGCATTGGAATATCTACGAAAGTTCACACGACTGACCCGCAAGAGGCTCGTAAGCTTGCTTACGAAAGAATTTATCCCAAGGCAGAAAGAATCGTCAATGACTTACATGTTGGGCGCGAAATCTTCTTGTCACGAGAAGCCGACAACGCCGCAAGTCTTCTTGACGAGCCTCTTTATAACAAGCTTATTCACGAATGGGACAAAATCTTCAAAAGCAGAGGCTTCAAGGTTGAGTTCGCCCCATATGAAAAATTTCGCGAAGCTATTGACTCCGATACGATTGTGCCTATAGGCACGGTTGTGTATTCTCCCATTGAACCAAATGTTACCAAGCACGTGCTTCAAGAACTTGAAGCAGGAAAAAACTTTGTTACCGTTGATGTGGGCAACTCTCAACGAGTTGCGGACATAGAAAAGCTTGTAGCACAAGAAGCAAGTAAAAAAGGTCTTGCGGTAAGATTTGACCCGTTTGGCAGAGCAAAAGGAAAGATTTCTGTGACCGTAGAAACTCGTGACCCGCAGGAAGCTCGTAGGCTTGCTATGGACCAATTCAAGAAGCATCTGAATCTCGACCTCAAAAATGGAAGCACTGTCTTTACTTTGCCAACTGCTTGGACAAATCTTTATAGCTTTCTCACTCGCGAAGACTTCGAACAACTTTTAAAGGCCTTCAACGACGAGCTTGCCTCTCGTAGGCTTAAGCTTGTTCCTACGATGCCTTTCGAAGGGTTTTCTACAGCAAAAGAATCTACTCCAATCGGCCTGCTTCGTTCAGCCGAATATTCTGAGTTCCCAGAAGCATATCCTCCCGCCTATGACGTTCTGCGTCGTCTTGCAAAGGAACCGACAAGCCCGGCGCTGAAACAAAAGCTTGAGGCCGCGGACAAAGAGCTATACAAACAAGTTTTCCAAAGTGGCAAGTCCATTGACGAGTTTGTTGAGAACTTTGTTCCCTCAGACAAATATCGCTACAATGTGTTAGAATTAGGCAAAGGAACTTTGACAGGCGAGCCGTCTCCTTATCCCGAGGCCCCACGAATACACATTCAGATTCTTGCTGCTCCAGGTTCGCTGCCTAAATATGTTAAGCCTGCACACGCCTGGCCGGTGACTCATATAGGATATCCAACTGTCGGATGGGCGCGCATTCGTCAAACAGGCAAAGACGAATGGTTCATTGAGGAGCTGCAGTCTGACCTCGAAGACCTGTTGCGGAAACATCAGAAGGACAATCCAGACCCAAAGATTGAACAGACACTTGAATACATTCGTGACTGGCCCAGCTATACCTTGGCTACTGTTTTGAACGAAGCTCGTCAACGCGGAATCGAGGAAGTCAGGCTCATATCCTCTGACGCTGTCCGCAAGCTTTGGCAAGGGCATCTTTCCGAAACGAAGGCCAAGCGCCTGTATGATGACCTCGCCAAGAAATTTGGATTCAAGCTTGCAGACAACAGTAGCTGGTCGCGTGTTCCTGTTGTGTTGGTTGCAACCGGAGCAGGTGCGGCTGCTTTAACATCAAACGATGAAGCTGAGGCTGCTCCTATATTCAAACCTTTGTCTCGCATAGCAAGCCTGCTTGCCAAAATGCCCGAATCCTCTACAAGCAGAGGACTTGCGGGCCGAACAGTTTTGGGCAAAACCGTTAAGGAAGTTCGGCAAGCTGCTGGTTCGCCGACGCGGTATATCGTGTTCGACGACGATACTTATGTTGAGGTTCACAAAAATGTTTTGAACTCTTTGATGCGATACCTTGGAACTGAACGGAGCTTGCAAGAGTTCAAAAAGCTTTCACCTGAACAAAAGGTTTTGCATGCAGAGAGCTCGCTTACACACAGGCTTCAATACCCACAAGCCGAGTTGCCCGAAACTAAAAAGTTGCTTGACATATACACCTACGACCTCCAGCGACTGGGCTTGAAACCTCACGATTATGTTTTTGTTCGTGTTCCTGCAACAGGCCCAAACTTTCAGGTTGTGCAGATGCCTCGTGAGTTTGCAGAGTTGCTTGAATCAGAAGGCCGCGTGAAAATTTTGAAAGGGAGGTAACAACAGTTATGTCTGATGTCAACTGGTGGATGGAGCGCATCAAGCTCGGAAAAGAATTCAAGCGCAAATATGCTTTTGCTGACAAATGGGAGTCGTGGCAAAAGCTGTATTGTGGCATTGATGCTGTATCCAACAAAGAACTAAAGGTCAACCGAATATTCTCGTTAGGCAAAACCATGGTCGCAAATACGTATCTTCGCGACCCGACCGTCATGATAACGCCGCTGCGTCCTGAATACCGTGACCTTGCACGTGTAGTTGAGTCGGTTGACAACTACCTGATTCGCGAACTTGGACTTAAGAAAACAATGAAACGCGTGTTGCTCGATGCTTACATTTGTGGGACAGGCGTTGTCAAGCTCGGATATGACTCTGAGTTTGGTTACAGCCCCGCACATGCGGTGTTGCCCGATTCCGAGACCCTGACGCAGATTTCTACCGAAGAACAACGCAAGATTGAATACTCTGAGTTTGTCAAGCCCGGAATGCCTTGGGCGCTACGCGTGAACCCTCGTGACATTGTCGTCCCTTGGGGCTACGAAGACTTTGACTCAATCCCGTGGATTGCGCACAGAGTTATTAGGCCGCTCAAGGATGTGCAAGAAGACAGCAAATATATCAAATCTGCAACCAAGAAGCTCAGAGGCAGCTATACACCACGAATCGAGGTCAGCAACGAAACGGGCAGCAGTGGTTCCGTTGCTTCCGACCCACTTGTAGAGCTTTGGGAGGTTCGCACTGTGGATGAAGGTAAGGTATACGTGTTCGCCGAGACCCAACTCTTGTTCGAAGACAAAGATGCGCTACAGATTGAAGGCCTGCCTTATGTGTTCATCGTGTTTAACATGCATCCTGTTTGTTGTTGGGGCTTGTCGGATGTTTGGACCTTGTTACCGCAACAAAAAGAACTCGACGAGATTCGTGTTCAACAATCCCGCTTGCGCAGATATTCCTTGCTGAAATTCCTTTATCAGAAAGGCGTCTTGGTCAACGAAGAACTCGACAAGCTGCTGTCTGACGCCCTCGAAGACATTGGTGCCGGTATCGCAGTTGAAGCCGATGCTCCCGGGGCGGCTGTCATTCCGCTGCAACCTCCGGCGCTGACACAGGAACTCACATTGTTTGGGCGTGAAGTCGAATCCGACATGCGAGAAACCTTTGGCCTATCAAAGACTCAACTCGGCGAGATTGCTCCCTACCACGGCAAGACTGCAACCGAAATTATGGCGGTGCAACAAGCCGCAACCTTACGGATGGATGAACGCCGGGACGCAGTAGCTGATGCTCTTGCAACTGTTATTCGCAAATGGAACCAGTTTGTGTTCACGTTCTGGGATGGCAAACGGACATTTGAAGTTATCGGCGAAGACGGCATGAGGTATTGGGTTACCTTTACTGGTGAACAAGTTCGCGGTGAATATGCAATCAAGGTAGACCCAGAAGCTATGTTACCAGTCAACAGACAAGTTCGGTATAACATGACCTTACAACTTGCAAAGATGTTTGCAAACGACCCAATGATAGACCAGGTGCTGTTGCATAGGCTGGTTCTGTCACAATTTGAATGGATTGACCCAACAATTATAAAACTTTTAACACCGCAACAACCACAACAAATTCCAGGAGGTGAACAAAATGCCGCTCCACCAGTTCAGATGCCCGAAATGCAACCTGGTGTTCGAGGTCTTCCAACCGTCGCACGCGATACGAGACAGAGAGCCTTGTCCGAGATGCTCGGAGGAATGCCCGAAGGACTGGAAATGGGACCGAATGAACCTGAGGCTGTTTAAGCCGTTTGTAACCGAAGATGTAACAGGTGAACCGGTTGAGATTACATCCAAGAAGCAGCTTGCAGAGTTATGCGAGAAATATAACTCGTATAGCTGGTATTGCGAAGATGGATACAACCGAAAGTTTTGAATTTGTTCAAAACTCTGAACCAAAAAAATTTGTTGACATTAAACCAAGAAAGGAGTTACAATTATAATATGGCAGACAGAACAATACTTATAACATTTGAAGCAAACACACCGAAAATCAAAAGTGTCAAACTTAACGGGCGATTCACGGGCAGAGAGATTGACGCTGCATTTAAGGCGGTCGCTCGTGAATATCGTAGGTCGGTATTAACAACAATGACAATGGAGGAACCAGAAGATGACAGAGCAAGTTCAGCAAAATAGCGAACAAAATCCTCAGGAACAACAAAATCCTGAGGAGGCTGTAACCATCTCAAAGAGCGAACTTGACGCCTTGCGCAACCAGATTCAAGAGTTGCAGGCGTATGTTATGTATGTTCAGCAAGGACAGCAACAGCAGCAGCAACAGGTTCGAGCTCCGGAGATTACTCCTCGCGTTCACGAACCTGATTATGATTCTATGTCGCAGCGCGAGCTTGTTGACCACATCAAAAACCAAATGCTCGCTCCAATTGTGCAAACACTTGTGCTACAGCAAGTTCAACAAGAAATCCAAGCAACGAGAGCCAAGTATCCTGACTTTGACATGTATCGGGAAGATGTCAGGCTTGCGTTGCAGGCTAATCCGATGATGTCAGTTGAGGACGCATATATACTTGTTAAATCCAAAAAACCAAAACCGCAAACACAAACACAGAAAGCTGAGTCCGAACCTAAGCCTCGGACTCAAGCTGAGAAACCAAAAGTTTCAACACAAACAACACAGGAAGCACCTCCAGAAGACCTTGCAGAAGCAGCTCAGCGGGCGCTGGAGGAATTAGGATTATAAGGAGGTAATATAAATGCCAGTTCCAAGTTGGACCCAAACAGTTGATACCATATTTACATCTACTTGGGCATACAGACAAACCAAGGCAATTGAACAGGCTTTTCTGAAGACACCGTTCTTGTTCTGGTTGCAAAAGAATGATGGTGCAGAAAAAGTATCCGGCTACACAAGACTTGAGGTTCCGCTCGACTATGGGGATGTCACAAACATTGCGTGGATAAGTAGGGGTGACACTGTAGATATCACTACTGATTCCGAAATTCTTACCATGTGTTATGAGGATTGGAAATACGGCGCAGCAACAATTTTGAGGTTTGGTGTTGACGACCAGAAGAACAAGGGCAAGGCGCAAATCATCAACTATGTTACCGCAAAGCTGAATGCAGCAGAACGTGCCCTGCGCAAGGAACTTGAAACAAGGTTGTTATCCGCTCCTACTGACACCAAACAAATTTTCGGGCTTCAGACCGTTGTATCTGACAGCCCTACTACAGGGGTTCTGCACGGGGTTGATAGGGCTACCTATGCCTGGTTCCGCAACCAAACCGTTGACGCAACTGGTAAGCCGTTCTCAACTTATGGTGTTTCTTTGATGAGGAACATGCTTAACACAATTACCAAGTATTCTGATGTTGACCTAAACCAAATTAGCATTTGGACCAACCAAGAAGTCTTTGAGGCCTACGAAGACACTCTGCTTGAATATTACAGAATCGTTGACAAGGACATGGCAGATGTCGGATTTGATAGCCTCAAGTATAAAGGTAGAGTTTTGGCTTGGTCTCCGTATATGCCCACAATAACAGGCCCCAAGTATAGAATTTACTTTATCAACACCGGATATCTCAAATTCTACTATGACCCGGACGAGTTCTTCCGCATGACCGAATGGAAGCCAATTACCGACCAGGTTGACGACCGTGTTGCTCATATTAAGGTTCAAGGTAACTTTGTTACAAATAGACCAGTAGCGTTAGGTGTAATCTACAATGTTACAATCTAAGCTTGACAGAGGCGGAAAATATTTTGAATGGAGCTTGACCGCGGATTCTGGTGTTGCAGTTGAAGCTTATCCCTTGTATTACTTTCGGGTGCAGGCTACGGGCGCTTGCACCCTGCAGGGCTCCATTGATGGAGGTAATACTTGGTTTGATATTCAAGCGTTCTCTGGGGCTGGGGCTGCAACTTTCGTTGGGCCTGTGACACACCTTAAAGCTAACGGAACAGCAAGTAGTGTTTCATGCAAGGTGCTGGGCATCCCATGGACCTAATTCTCGCGGGCGTCATTCTCGCTGGGTGGTTGGTTTTGAGATTACTGGACCACGCAGTTGGCTACTTGTTCAAAGACCACGGTCACCATATTGAAGCAAGACTTGATGACATTGAAGCAAGACTACAATCAATAGAGGAGTTTCTCCGTGGACAAAAACGACCTTCATAATCTCGATGATGTGACTTTACTTGCCTTGCTTGTTTACGGCGAGGCACGCGGCGAGCCCATCGAGGGGCAAGTTGCGGTGGCTTGCGTAGTCCGCAACCGCGTAAAACAGTCAAACAAGCCTTGGCAAGATGTGATGCTGCAGCCTCTTCAGTTTTCATGCTTCAACTCGGACGACCCTAACCTACAAAAGATTTTGGCACTTGCCGAGAAGCCTGAACTTGGGGGTAGAATTCTTCAACAATGTAGATGGGTTGCAGAGGGTGTTTACGGGGAGCTTATACTTGACAACACGGGCGGAGCTACGCATTATGTTACACATCCACTGTATACTTCACCTAAGGCTCCTGAGTGGGTTCACGAGTTACAGTTTTGCGGTGCTGTTGGGAGGCATGTGTTCCTAAGATGATAAGCATCATGATGTATTCTAAAGAAGGCGAGGGATACGAAATTGCACACAGACTTGCAATGGAAGGAAACAATGTCAAAATCAAGTTTGAAAGCGACAAATGCAAGTGGCTCGGGCAGGGCATTAGAAATCCGCAAAGAGTTACTGACTCACAGAACCCAGATGCGGACCTATGCCTGTTTTCCACAGTCGGGCTCGGAAGGATTGCAGAAAGCTTGGCAAAGAGAGGAAAAGTGGTGCTTGGAGGTCATAGGTTCGCCGATATGATTGAACTGGACCGAGGATACGGAGCTAAAATTGCAGAATTGATGGATGTGGAGCAACCCGAAAGCACCGAATGTAAAAACGCCAAAGGGGTCCGACAAACATTGGAATCTGTTGACTATCCCTGCGCGTTGAAGCCCTTTGGCAACAAGTCTGTGACTTTGACGCTGCTATCCAAGACTCCTGACAACGAATACCTTAAATCTGTTGTCGAGGCTATGCCCGAAGTTTTCAGCCAAGGATGCTTGGTTCAGAAAGTAGTAGACGGAATTGAAATTTCAACCGAAGGCTGGTTCAACGGAGAAGACTGGGTTCTGCCGTTCAACCATACAATTGAATACAAACGCCTTGGCGAGGGAGACAAGGGCGCCCAAACTGGCTGTATGGGTAACGTCATATGGACAACAGACGAGGACGAAATGATTAAGCGGATGCATCTGAAACTTACGGGGTTGTTGCGTAAGGTCGGTTACGTGGGCCCCTTCGATGTCAACACAATTGTCACAAAGGACAAGATTTATTTCTTGGAGTTCACTCCGAGGTTTGGATACGACGCGATACAAACATACACCGAGCTGCTGAATATTCCGTTGTCTGAAATGTTATATCGTGTTGCCACAGGAACAATCAGCAGGGTCCCAGTCAAAAAAGATTGCATAGCATTTGGAGTTCGGCTGTCTGTGTCTCCATACCCGCATGGTGAAGATGCTTCTTTCTTGAAAGGTGTAAAACCAATTAGGTGGATAAAAGAAGCTGCTCCTCATCTTTGGTTGTCAGATGTTATGTGGACAGACAGCGGACCTTGTCTTGCGGGCGTAGATGGTCAGATAGGGTGTGTTACCGCGTGGGGAGTTTCGCTGGACGAAGCAAGGCGCAGAGTATACAGAACGGTTGATAACATTGTGCTAACGTCTGATGTGCAGTATCGTAAAGACGTTGGTGAGTCTGCTGCACACAACGTGCGTCAACAATGGCAGCAACTTTACGAATGGGGGTATATCAATGCCGTTAAAGAAAGGGAGTTCAAAAAAGGTGATACAAGGGAACATTCGGGAAATAATGCACAGCTGGGAGAGAAAGGGAACAATCGGAGCCTCAAACCCGAAGTCACGGAAGCAAGCCCAGAAACAAGCAATAGCAATAGCCTTACAAACAGCAAAGAAAAGGAGGAAATCATAAATGCGTAAGAAAAAAACAGGTGTCAAGACGCCTAAAATGTCAACAAAGAGAGTAAGTGTCAAGATGCCAAAAACAGGCGCACCGATGGCGCCCAAAGGGTGGGGGAGAGGTGGACAACCCAGACTTGGAATTATGAAGCAACTTCGCAAGAAAATTATAGGAGACCTTTTATAGGGGGTGTTTGAATGCCGATATCAGTTAGAAAGACAATTCCAAACAAAGAATTGGGGGCCACAAGAGCTCAGCATAACCAGCTTCAGGCAGATGTAGCAAGCTTGATTAGCAAGTTTAATGCGTTGGTTAGTCTTGTGAATGACTTGAAGGCTAAATTTAATGCTCACACACACGGAGGAGTTACAACAGGCGCGGGTTCTACAGCAGGCCCCAGTGCTTCAACAACAGTTGCCGACGGAACAACTACGAGCATAACTGCAGACACTGTTCAAACTGTAGGATAAGGAGGCTTGTATCAGTGCTACAAGGTTACAGAACGTATATCACAATCGTGGTAATGACTCTTTACAATGTCTTACGGGCTGCGGGAGTTGACTTCGGCAGCACCACAGACAAGGATATAGACACGGCCGTCAATGTTCTGCTTGGTGTAATTGCAGCAATATTCAACTATGTAGGGAGGAAGAGAATTGCAACATAGAAGTAAAACAATCTTGGCATTTTTTGTTTTGCTTGCCTTAGCTGCCTGTTCTATGTGGGCGACTAAGGCAACTGTTACTTATGAAGGTGTAGGTGATATGTTGCTACAAACCTACACAAATGCAAAAGCTATGTGTGACGCAGGAACCTTAACTCCAGAGCAATGCTCAAAACTTAAGGATGCTTACAACAAAGCGCGGGATGCTTACATTGCTGCAGGTGACACATTGGTTCTTATCATAAACACGGAAGCCGCAATACACGATACACACGATGCAGTTAAGCAGCAAGAACTCCAACAGCTGACCAACCAATATGTTGGTTTACTACAACAGGCAGGTAATCTTGCAATTGAGTTCCAAAATTTGTATTGTGAATTTGGAGGTAAGCAAAAATGACCCAAGAAGACCTTAACAAGCTTGTCGGATTGGTTTCTGCTTTGGTTCCGTTAGCTATAGGAATTGCATCAACGGTTATTTCAATCGTGCAAAACCTAAATAACTTGACTCCAGCAGAGAAGGCTGACTTGATTACCCGAATCCGAGCTGCACAATCCAAACTTCCGGAGTGGGAGTAAGGCATGACCACTATCTGGGCAGACATAAAAAGTCAGCTCGTTCAGGCCGCGGGAGGAGACACGACCATCGAACCTACACTCATGAACTGGTTCAACACTGCGCAGCGAGAAGTTGCAAGGTGGTATAGGTTTCCTGAACTTGCTTGCGAGACACAGATTAATGTAAATCCTGGTGAGGAATATTACGTCCTTGAAGACGACGTGCTGGAGTTGCAACATGTTTGTGTGTGGTATGACAACAGATGGAGGCCTTTGGAATTCATTCCGTTGCGCAGGTGGTGGAAGTGTGTAATGCCAGAGTTGTTTGTTATACAGGCACGACCTCGCAATTACACTTTGTGGGGCAGAAGCCTGAGATTGTTTCCGATACCGGATGTTGCATACACACTCAAATATTTTGCTACCGTGCTGCCTGCAAAGATAACAAAAGATACAGATGTCATTACTCTTGAAACCTGTCTTGAAGGCCTGATTGCTTTGACTCTTGGATTGTATTTTGATAGCATTGAAGAACTTCAGACTGCATCTATGTGGAAGGGCGTAGCTCGTGAGTTCTTCAGCGTTGCAAAGATAACAGACCTACATGTTCCTGGAATGCCTCACAACCGAGGGGGCAGAGCAGCGCCTACGCCGCCTGATGAGCTGTATAAAGTTCCGTTTCCAATAACTTAAGGAGAGCAATAGGTGTCTGACAGGACTTTCTACATAAACAATGTAACAGGTAACAGAGTTTATTACAAGGCAATAGTAGGACCGCAGCCGGCGATTGTTCCGTTCAACGGGTTGCTGTGGATTGATACTTCCACATCCCCTTGGACTTTGAAGTCTTGGGACGAGAACCAAAAAGGATACGTTGCTGTAGGTTATGCAGTGAGCAACGAAAGTGGGCAGGTTCCTATAAGCAACGGGATTGTTTGCACTAACTTGAATGCCGACATGGTTGACGGACAACACGCAGCTGCGTTGGAAAAAATAGCAAACAAAGGAGTTGCTAATGGTTACGCCGAGCTTGACGGCAACGCCTTGATTTTGCTAAGCAGGATTCCAGATGTTCTTACAGGGAAGGATGCGGACACAGTTGATGGACAACACGGGAGTTACTATTTGGCTCGTGCTAACCATACAGGAACGCAGGCACCAAGCACTATAAGTCCACAAGGTAGTGATAGTGGATTAGATGCGGATGAGTTGGATGGACAAGATGGTAGTTATTATTTAAATAGGACAAATCATACAGGAACTCAACCACCAAACACCATATCTCCGCAAGGCAGTGGAAGTGGTTTGGACGCTGACATGACAGATGGCCTCCACGTTGGTAATAGCAGCGGGCAGATTCCAGTCAGTAACGGAACTCGGTGCACAGGTCTGAATGCTGACATGACCGACGGGTTTCATGCAAGCCAGACACCTGGAGCGAATCAAATTCCTGTTTTGGGTGCAAGTGGTAATTTAGTTTTACCTGCTGATATTTCGTTGAATAGATTACAAGCGGGAAGTGGATTCAATATAATTGGTTGTCCTTTGCTATATCTTGATGCGCTTGGTAAAACAAATGTAAGCCAAACTGTTGACGGCAGAGTTTATGTAGTAACTGCGGATGCCTACACAGATTTGGCCTTTGAGACATTTGTATATGATGACATTGATTATGTGTTAGGAAGATTAGTCAACTCAGTTAACTTTTACCAGGCAAGAATATCTACGGGAAGCTCTGCTGCTGACCACGAAATATGGAAATGTATTTCCGGAACTTTTACAAAAATTGCTTATGAAGCCGTGAATTTAAATCCTGGTCACTGGTTGAAGTTTTCTATTCAAGGAACCACTTTGAAATCATATAGAGATTTCGCAGCATCTGCACAAATTTCTGTAACCGATACTTCTTTAACAAGTGGTAGTTTTGGCAAATCAATAGGAATAATAAACACTGCAGGCACAAGTAGTCAATCAATTTGTGGATATTTTAGAGCCGCGGGTTCACCTGTCCCACAAGTTTTGGGCTTTTATGAAGTTCCTATAACCGGGACGGGAACTCCTGACGACCCTTATAGAGCCAAGTTGCCAGAAGAATTAGCTCCACATCCAACTATTAAAAACAAAACAAGCAATCTTGTTAGCCTTACTCATTCAGCTTTTATTCCGACAAATCCTGATACAGGTAAACCACTTCACGATGTTGCAATAGTAAGAGCGTTTTATCAACCCGATAGGGCAAGCTATCTGAAACCACACCAAGAAGCCTTACAAGCATTAGAAGCTATGTCCGGAGTTAGAAAGTTAACAGCAGAGCAAGCAAGGAACCAAGCGTTGGATATGGATAAAAAGCTACATCTATATGATTTGATAAGCTTAGGCGAGCATGTGACTGAGGACCAGGTTAAAGAATACATTGAACATGTAAAAAGCAAATCGGGTGTTGACAGGAGTCATGAGGCTACAGCCAGATATCTGTGTGAAGAAAAAGGATGGTAGGAGGTGAAAGATGCCATACGCTGGTGAGCTTCCAAGAGACATAGATTACAGCGCCCCGGTTGGAGCCGAATCTATCTCCCTGGGCGACGACGCAATCCGTGAAATCAAAAAGGTTTTCAAGCATCAATATGAGTTTCAAGTTGTAACAGCTAATACAGCTTTAGCTGCAGGGACTCCTTCAATTGTTTTTGTAGACGCATCAAGTGGTGATGTTGCGGTAACTTTGCCTTTGACTACAGATGTTGTAAGTTCAAGCGCCACGAAACTTTTGTGGATAAAACGAGTTGACACATCAGATTATACAGTAACGGTTTCTGCGCAAACAGACGAAGACATTGACGGGGCTACTTCGTTCGTTTTGCTACCTGGCGAACAGGCAATTCTGATTCCACGTTCGGGTGCTTGGCATAATTTTATTGGGATGGTTGATGGAGGTGGGTTCTAATGCCGACAACCATAAAATTTAAAAGAGGAACAAGAGCGCAAATTGACAGCGCTGCAAGTAATAGCCAGCTTGTGCCGGCTATGCCCTTGTTCATTACAGACGAAAAGAGTTTTGCTGTAGCCACTGACGCGAATGCCTATTATAGCCTACCTGCAAGGAAAATTCTGGCTTTTAGTTCCGGCGGGAGTTTTGTAGTTCCTGGAGGTGCTACGCAGATTGTTGTGTATGCCGTTGGCGGCGGCGGGGGAGGAGGCGGCGGCGCCGGTGGTGCATATGCCGCTGTTGGAGGAGGTGGTGGTGGAGGCGGCTGTGGCCGTGTTGTTTTTGGTTCATATCCTGTTACTCCCGGCGAGACCATAAGCGTTACAATAGGAAGTGAAGGCAGTGGAGGAGCCGGAGGAGCTGGCGGGGGTGGTTATTATGATGGAGGGCCTGGAGGCAATGGCTCTGCTGGAGGAACTACGACCGTCTCTGGTAGTATTACAGGGACCATTGTATCAGCCGCAGGAGGCTCCGGAGGTGGCGGCGGCACTGGTGGCAACACTCCTACGGGCGGCTATGCCGGGAGTAACGGCTTGGAATTTTATGGTCAAGCAGGTTCTAATACCGGCAATGGCGGTCATGGAAGCACTCTGATTTACACAGGAAGCATAGCTTGGGGAGGAGGCGGCGGTATTGCAGGCCAATCCGGAAGTCCAGGAATGTCTGCTACGAGCTATGGATGTGGTGGGGGTGGTGGTGGAGGCGCTGGCACCCGAGCGTCGAACGGGCCTATTGTTAACGGCGGTGCTGGTGGCAACGGCGCCGCTGGCTATGTAATAATTTGGTTCTGATATGCTACGCTGGAGTCCAATAATCATAGGAGACACAAGCTTTAAGAACCTTGACGACGAGGAACTCATGATGCAGTCTCGTGAAATGTCCAAATGTCTGTCAAGGCTGGCTCTTGAAGTAAACAAGCTTAGGCAGGACTTTCAACAAGGATTCAGCATGGGTCATTACAAAGACAGCACCACCGGTAACTGGTATCTCAGAATTTCGGTTGTATGTGATGACGGAACAACAAGGAAGGTGGACTTACAAATAACATGAAGACAGCAACTATACCTTTAAACATGGGCGTCGATTACGGGAAGACGATTTTTGAGACTCATCCCATCCGGGATGCCTTAGGTGTGGCTTTGTGGAAGGACGTTGTAGGTGTAGAGCAAAAATGGGCAACAATGTTTACGCTGCCTGCAAACGAAACTTGTTTGTGCGTAGACCAGTATGCTCCTACAAACCTTGAGGTTCAGCTGATATTTGTAACCGACCAAGGAATATACCTGAAGTCAGGAACAAATTATACAAAACTTGCAAGTTACACAGGTGCCGACACTCGCACTGTGTCAAGTTGTATGTGGCTGGACTGGTGGCTATGCACCGACATGACAAATCCAGTCAAGAAATATGACGGGAGCGAGGTGTCAGATTTGGGAGGTAGTCCTCCTCTTGCAAGATATATTACGGTTGCTCGGAACTTTTGTATCTTGGGCTATGTCCAGGAAGGTGGAGTATCCATGCCCTATCGCATTCAGTGGTCAGACATCGGGAATCCTGAAGCATGGAACGAAGGCTTGGCAGGATTTGTCGATTTGCTTGACACGCCTGACTGGGTTCAGAAGTTTGGAGAACTTGGTGGAGAATGTTATGTGTTCAAAGAGCGTAGCATTTGGCACTTGGCCTACACAGCTTATCCAACTTTGTGGACTCCCGTTGCTACGATAAAGGGAGTGGGCCTGCTTGGTTCTGACACACTGGATAACATCGGTGAGGAATTTGTGTTCTTAGGCTCCGACAATGTTTATCTGTTTGATGGAAGAACTTTAACAGCCATTGGGGACCCGGTTTGGGAAGTCTTATTTGGGCCGACGGCAAGGCACAGTAGAGACAGCTTGGCAGCGGCCCACGGACTTTATGTTGAAGAGCTTGAAGAATATTGGTTGATTGTAGACGACAGGATTTATGCATACCATTTTCCAACAAAAACTTGGTGGGTGCGTAAGGCCCCTGGAGTTGTATCTGCTGTTGGTGTCTGGCAAAGAGAAAGAGGTGACCAATGGGATGACCAAACTGCTACATGGGATACAATTAACTATAATGTAATATGGGATAGCGTTGCAATGAGACCAACTTCGTTCACGACATTGCTGGCAATACCCGGCGAACTCAGAGCTACACAATATGATGTTGTTGGAGACCAACCAGCAGAAATAATTTTGGGAGGGGTCGCAGCCCAAGACTTGGCTCGCGTTCGTAATGTTATGGTTGAGGCCAAGGGAGACGGCTGGCTACAAGTTAGTATCTCAACAGACAACCAACAGACATGGGCAGTCTTGTCAACCAAACGAGTTCAGACTGATGCGTGGAGTTGGTTTAAGTTCCCGTGGGCATACCAACTGACTAAAGATGTGTTTGTAAAGCTTGATTTTCAGCGAGTGTTCCTCCGTCAGGCAGGATTCGAGGTTACAAAAGTTTATACAAGGAGGGCAGCGTAAAATGGGATTCTTAGATGCAATATTTGGAAGCAAGTCGAAGGTAAAAACCGGCACAATGGACTTGCTGACTCCTGAGCAAAGGAGCTACCTGAACCAATTAATGGGACAGGTTAGCCAGACAGGACAGCTCGGTTATTGGCCAGGAGCAGAAAAATCCGCAAATTGGTTTGCCCAACAAACTGCTCCATACTGGAGTTCGGACTTTATTGAACAAGCATTCAATCCGCAGGCTACTCGAGAATATTGGACAAAAACCGTCATGCCTGCATACCAAGAAACAGTTGTGCCACAAATCAACGCCGCATTTGCTGGCCCAGGATATTACGGAACGGCCAGAGCCCGTGCCCAGCAAGAATCGGCGGAACACATGGGCCAAACACTTGCAACACAACTATATCAGGAAGACCTTACACGCAGACAGCAAGAAATGGCTCTTGAAGCCGCGAGGCGTGAAGCGATGATAAACTTGCTGGGACAAGGAACCGTGACACCAAGCACATATTATCAGATGCTGGCTTCGCTTGCCACTGCAAAAACTTTGCAACCGTATCAATATGTTGAGCCTGGTAGTTCTGGATTGTTAGGAGCCCTGGCTCCCGTTCTTGGTTACGGTCTTGGCTCGTGGATAGCAGGTGGAGGCTTGAGTGGGTTGTTTGGAGGAGGCTTGTCTCCGTCAAGTTGGGGCACCGCCGGTTTGGTTGGCCGCGGACTTCCTACTTGGCCCTATTAAGGAGGTGACACGCTGTGGCAAACTGGGATGTTATATTCACAGGATTAGGTCAGGGAGTAGGCCAGAGCCTGCAAGATGTTTGGAACACGAGAAGGAAAGCTTTGGCCAGCGCCTTGGAACAAGCTTTTGCTTTGCCTACAAATGTTAGACAACAGTTCTTTCAAACACCTGAAGGACAGGAATTGTTCAAGCAGGCTCAAGGATTGTTTGGGGATTCTGTCTTGAAGGCGTTTCAGACAATTCCGTCTTATCCGGGCGAGGAAGCAAAGTGGCAGATAGGTGAGATAATGAAGAAGTCTGTTCCGGAGGTATTTAAGCAACCTGAGACGACATACGAGTTGTGGGGTGTTAAAACTCCTGAACAGCGTCAACAGGAGAAGGAGCTAACAGAAGCCCAGATTCAGGCTTATCAAGGCTATGCAAAGTATTATCCTGAGATACTTAGCACACAACTTGAGGCAGCCCGCTACAATCTTGAAGAAGCAAAGAAATATGGTGACCCACAAGCAAAATACTGGAAGGACGTTATTGATGCGCTTGAAAAGCTGAAAGCAGGCCAAAAATTAACGGCGGGTGAAAGAGAGTTCCTTGCCCGCACTGGGTTTGTTTCGCCCACTGTTGGAGGTATCGGAACAGGACTGTCTGCACTAAAAAATCTTGTAGGCCTGTCGTATGGAGGACCTATAGGACAGCATGTATACGAGAGCCACCTAAACAACTTAAACAGCACACTGCAAGAAACCCTGACGGGCAAGAAGACCTCGTTGCCTGGAGCACTTGCTTCGTTTGATTTTATAATGAGGGACTTTCCCGCTGCCCAGGATTTAGCAACGAAAGGTGGAATCCAAGGACAACTACTGGCTCAACCATCCTTGACGGCCGCAAATTCGGCTTACAGCACTATGTGGCAGCTTGCATGGGAAACAACCAGGCAAGGTGTAGACCAAAAAACAAAACCTTATGTAACTGGGTTGTGGCAGAGACTTCGGCAGTATACCCAATCACCTGAGTCTAAGCAACTGCTAAGACAACATTTATACAGCGCGTTGGCAAGTTCTGGGTGGGACCCAGACCGAGCAATGGAAGCGGCAGTTAACTTTGTTCAGACAGGAGCGTCACCATGGTAAAGTTATCCAGGTCACAGTTGCACGCGCTGCTTGAAAGACTTTTATCGGAAGGAGGAAATGAATGGACAACTACCAGAGAGCCTTGGCGGGGCTTGTTCCTGAGTGGATTCTTCAGGACTCCCCAGATGCCCTTGCCGCCTATGTCAGGCTCCTTGACAAGTCCGACCCAGCAAGGGCCAATGCAGTCCGCTCCGCAATTGCAGGACCTCCTCGGATTGTCCCGGGCATCGGCTTACAACACCATCCTTTAGTAGAAGCGGGACCGCTGGCAGAACAAGCTACGCTGCCTCCGAGCTTGGAGAGTGTCAAAGGGCCAGCTTCTGCTTGGAAATATTATTCACAGAGAGCCAAGCAGGACCTTGGGACCACGACTGAAGGAATTCAAAATCTTCTACAAGGTCGACCTCTTGGTGCCTTGCAGACGGGACTGGGAGCTTTAAGTTGGATATCAGAACCCATACAAAGTGCATTTGATATATTGCTTGCAAAGCCTGCCGGAGAAATCGCGAGCGCCCTGGGAGCTTCACCTCGGCTAAGAGGAGCTACAGAAGAGACAGCCAGCACCGCGCCGTGGTTTCTTCTTGGCAGGCCTTTTATTGAGCCAAAAGCCTTGGCAGGTGAAGCTTTCGGTTTACCAAGAATGTTAGGAGAGCTTGAAGAACCAGCGACCAAAGTTGCAGCAACTGAACCAAAAGGCAAATCCTGGTTGCAAACAGCTTGGGAAACTGCCTTGACTGCCCCAGGTAAAATTCCTACACCTACGTTGTTTGGTATTCGTGAGGCCTTGAAGGCGGACACAATTGGTGAAGCCATTGCAAGAGCTTTTGTTCCAGGAAGTGAAAGGTCGCCTTGGACGGCCCGGCAAATGTTCTTCAACCTTAGGCGCGACTGGAGACTCGGACAGGCAAAGGCAGACGAGCTACGAGATGCGTTGAAGGAAGCTACACCCGAACACTTGTTTGAGGCGAGAGACATCTTGACAGGCAAGAAAGAATTTGCAGAAGCATCCGAGACCGCACAAAACATCCTGACCAAACTGACCGAGATGTCTCAGATACCTAAGCTTAGTGCTAAGCGCAAAGCAGCATTTGAAGAAAGTTTTATCAAGAAGGTCGGGCAGCTCGTAGAATCCTTGCCTGACGAAGTTAGGCAAGGCATGGCGGGCTTGAAGTTTGACACACCCAAGGAGGCTTGGCAGGCAGTTCAAAGACTTGCATCGGCGCCAGAACTTGATGCAAGATTCAGAACGCAAGCTCAGACAGTCCTGAACGCTTGGAAGACTCTACCTCAAGATGTGATGAAGGCATATCGCAACACGGTAATGGATTATCTCAAACAGCGAATAACCTCAAACAGTCAATGGTTTAGCACATACCAAAAACCGGGAACATATTACAGCGAATGGTTAGGAGGTTATGTTCCTACAGGAATCCACGACGCAATTGAAGAGTTGAGATATATACCAAGGACAGCCTCTACTTGGTGGGGCAGGTTCTTCATGCCGCCGTGGAGATTCGCACACGTGCTTGGCAGAATCCCAACCCAGTTTAGGAATTTGTATGGTAACTTTATCCTGAACGATGTAATAGGAGAGCATCCTTTACCTTGGTATACACCTACGGGCTTGAAGCAGTATGTAACTGCATTTACCAAGTATATTAACCATTACATGCGAGACAAACCTGACCCGCTTGTCAAACAATTCGAAGACCTAACAGGCATCAAAGGTAGTTCGTGGACAGCCGCAGAAGTGTTTCCGCGCGGCCGCGAAGTTCCGTTCCTTGGAGATGTGAGGTCATTGCCTGACTTGCTGCAAAAAGTTTTCAAGATAACCACACTGCCTTACGAAAAACTTTGGGACCTGTTTGAGACTGGCAGCAAGCTTGCAAAGTTTGAATGGAGCCTGAAGAAAGGAATGAAACCCTTGGAAGCCGCAATGGATGCGGTCAGAGCCACGTTTGACTACGACGATGTAACACGAATGACAAAGATGCTGCGTGAGTATGTTACCCCGTTTCCAACATTCCGGGTCAAAGCCACAACAGAATTCTACAGAACCTTGGTCAAACAACCTTGGAGAGCTTTGAAATATCTTGTGATACCTGCAGCTGCTGCAGAATATGCTTTATCCAAACAAAACCTTACGGATAAAGATTGGGAGACATACAAACAAGCATTGCCAAAATATGTCTCGGATGGTTGGTTGTTGCCCCTGCCATGGAAAGACGAAAAGGGAAGACTTCAGATTGTTCCTTTGGATTGGATAGTCCCTTTCTGGGGAGATGTTATTCAGTCTGTGCATAACTTGAAAACTGCAGGTCCGCTGGCCCCTCTTGCAGCAACGGGTGTTCATCCTATATACACACTGCCAGCAACAATCATCCGTGGCGAGGATGAAAATGGCAACAGGATTTGGTATGACTGGGATTCACCCACAACAAAAATAGCAAAAAGCTTGGGATATATGTTCAGTCAGGTTGCAGCAGGTTACATGCCTGGCGGTATGGATTGGAGTTATATTGCAAGAGCTATAGCACATCCTGAACAACCTGCAGCTCCCACAACGGGACAAGCAGCCTCAAGTATGGTGGGCGTCAAGATTTATCCGGCCTCGTATGAATACGGTGAGCAACGCCAGCAAGGAAGGAGAAGGGCCCAGGCTTTGGAAATGATGAAAGCATTAAAGCGTGAGTTGCAAGGCGCTACCTCGCCCGAAGAAAGACAAGAAATCTTAACAAGATACAAAGCCTTGTTTAGCGAACTAAGAGAGGGAGAGGAAGAATAACCTCAGCGGATTCTTCCTCTTCCATTCACCTATTTAATACCTATGTATTTGTGCATCTGGATTGACAA